GGTATGTCATCCGCTCGACCTAAAACGCCGCTTGTACTTGGTAATATGATTGTGGTGTCTTGCGTAGCGCCTGAGTTGGGGCGTATCCATTGAGTAAAATTGCCGTACTCGAATTTAAAGTAAGTGCCAAACTTTACAAGTAGGTCAGCTACATTGGCCGTGCTTGATCCGTCCAAATGCAGCGCAGTAAACGCTGTGTCACCATCCGCGTCAGTCGCTACAACAAACTCAATATCACCGGGTGACGTTTCGGTCAACACGACCTTGGTTTTCCCTGTCTGTACGGTTGCCTTCGTTTGCTCTAGCTTTAACTCGCTCTCCGTGCCTGCGCCGTTTTTGACCGTTGTCTCTAAGCCTTTTCTAAACTCATCGAAGAGAGCAGTTGTGCGACCGTCTTTTACCCAACGCTGCAGACCGTCGTCCCATCGGATACTTTGACCCTCGAACGGGTTGGTAATTTGTACGTCGTCTAAAGCCACTAGCGTCGAAGCTCCGCCCGTATCTAAAGTAACTACGCCGTCTCCATCGTCCGTAAGTGTGCCGTTGGTTACTTTGATTGTGCGCACCGAAAGAACGTCCGTAGATCCGTCCTGCGTCAACATTCGGAGGATGCCCCTTCGCGCGTATGCTACTTCGTCTCCACCTTCGGGGCTTACCCCGTCGATAGGTGCGTTACAAGCGTCCCACTCGTAAGGGATCGCCACGGACAAATCCAAGAGAACGCCGGAGAGTACGTTCTTCGTCTCTTCCTCCAGGGGTGTAGTCGTGGCGTTTACTACTTCATAATCCTGAGCAAAGAGGAAGATGTTCCCGCCGTTTTTAATGTCCGCAATAATATCCTCTGCGCATTGCTCCGCATCGCTAACCACCTCCTTTTGACGGTCGGTCTTCTTCGTCTTATCGGCTGGCACGTCGAGGATATATACCTCGAGGTTATAGGTCTTCGTTCCTGCGTCGTATGTAGCTCCCGTATATACGAGATGCATAAGCGGAAACGAAGTAAACTTCGAGAGGTCTACGTCATCGGGTGACCCAAACGAAAACGACTTCACAAAGAAGTGCGCATCCGCAAATACCTTGAACCTTTCGACTATGTTATTGAACGTGATCATGTGCGAGCTTGTCTTTTAAATAGCTGAGATGTTGGAAGACGACTTGAATAGGGAGTTCCGTAACCTTGTCCATCTTGAGGAGGTCTTCTCCTGCGAGGGCGTGGAGGACGTGATACCACCCCCATTTTTCGCCGACCGGATCGCTGCCTCCGCTACCTCCAGTAAAGAGGACTTCATATCGAGCAGCAGTTCGTTTCTGGTAGTCCAAAAAAAAAGCAACGTACCGGATACGAGGTCTGCGGGCATCTCTTCAAATATCGAAGCGTCTTCTTTGGCGGTGTATTTCTTTACCTCGTATTTCTCCCCGAGTTCGTAGGTTACTTCCCGGAAGAGAACCGACATTACTTTGTGCGCGTTCTTCCAAAAGTCCTCGAGGTAGTTTTCCAGGTCGATCCATTCGCCCGCCGTGAAAGCATCCCAATCGGGAACGAATCCGAATCGTTTTCCGTCCATCTCAACCACTTTCTCGAAGCGTGCGGTCTCTTGGGTAAGGAGTTGGTCTATATGCGCTCCTGCGGCTTCTATGAGCTTCTGCGGCATGGTACGCAGTTTGTCCACGCTCTTGCCCGTGCAAGCGGAGATCCGTTCGAGTTGGTTCTCGCTTGTCATCATTACTTGCAGTTCCCCGAGCGTGAGGTCTGACCATCGGTGAGGGAGGCGTAATTCCATCGTTTAAATAACTTGGTTTGTTCGGTTTCCTTATCCCTTACGAAACGGGTTTGCGTGAATCGTGCGTGGAATTTGCGTGTTTACGGGAATTTTACGGGTCGCCCGTATTTTACCCGATTGCGTAGCTCCCGAAGTTCGGGTTGGTTTGGTTGAAGGTAATCGCATACCGCATAGCGTCGATAGCGTGGTTAAATTGGTCTACGGGTTCATTCAGTTGCTTGCCGTTCTTATCCTCCTTCCATTTGTAGTTGCGAAGCTCTTTGATAAGGTTCACACTCCGCGCCGTGACAAGTAGCGGGCGCGAATGGAGGAACTGGATTCCGCTTCTAACCGAATCGCGTCCCTTTCTTGCTCCGTGAGTATTGAATCCGTGGCCGTGTATCTCGTCGATGCTCTTTGGTTCAGCGGAGTCACACACGACAACATCCGATCTATCGACGTTATTATCTCGGAGCATTTGTGCGATATTGCTATTAGTGAGGCGCGTTGCGTAGCAGAGTTCGTCGACTGCGAAGCCGTGGCCGTCGGTGTATACTCTGACGATCGCGGTGGGGTCGTTCGTATATCCGAAGTCGAGCCCGATGTTGAGGAGTTTAAATTCATTTGGTATTTGGTCTATTTCTTTCCAATGGGTGAAGATGGTTGCCCGGCTTGTTCCTCGCTCTCCGAGTCCGTACACCCTCCAGAAGTTTTCATCTGCTTCTTTGAAGCGTTCAATCTCCAGGAGTACACTTTGCGGGAGGAAGGGGTTATCCTTGTACGTCGTTTTAAAGAAGTCGCAGTCATCGCGGTTTGGTAAGTCGTAAAGCCAATGGAATTCGTCGGAGGGGTTGAAATCGACAATGATTCTCCCCGTGGTTCTTAGGATAAGTTGCCGCCAATCTTCGAGGGTTATCTCGTTGGCCTCGTTGATAAAGAGAACATCGCGCTTTCGCCCTCGCACCTTCTGCGGTTGATCCACCGAAATAAACTCCACGAGGTTTCCCCATAGCTGGTAGGTGGCTTCCGATTTGTTGTGAAGCTCGACGTTATACACGTCCTCATTTTCGAGTATCTCGAAGAAGTCCCGCATGGCTGTAGCACGGAGGGCGGGGAATGTCTTCCGGCAAATGGTTACTACGAGGCCGGAGTTCTTGTGGCATAGCTCTATGAGGCTTTGAAGTATCGAATACGTCTTGCCGGATCGCGTCCCGCCTTGGTGTACCTGGATGCGCTTCTTTGAGTTCCTTACGTGGTAATATGTGGCGGGTAGTTTCAATACGGCCTCGGGTACTTTCTTCCGTGTTCCTTCTCCCGGCGCTGAATCTCAAGTTCAACCGTCTTCTTTTCTTCGCCTTGACTCTTGCGGAGGAGTCCTAATAAACCGGGGATGCTGTATGCGTGTAGTTTCATCGTTGTTTGTTTCCCCAAATATAAAAATTATTTTTCATCCAACCACGAGAGGGGCTTTTTCTCTTGTACCTCTATCTCTTGCCGTTCTATGTATCCGCGCTTCTTGCCTTTGGTCTTTAGAAAGAAGATGGTAGCTGCGGGGTTGCCTTCTTTTACGAGCTTGTAGAGGTGGCTTTCTGCGAAGTCGAGAACGCCGTCCTGGATGGAGTTTACCGCGCTCTTATATTCTTCGTCTGCCTTGAGCCATGCGTAATGGGTGGAGCGGTCGATACCTACCATCTTCGCAGCGGTCGATACGATACCGAGTGACTTCTCCAAGGCTTCCAACATAGCCTCTTTTTTGGTGTTGGATTTGTTGTGTTTTACGGCTTCCATAGCTCCGCCTTTTTACCTGTGAAGTCCTCCCATCGTTTTACGATAACATCGCAATATTTAGGATCTAATTCCATTCCGTAGCATTTGCGCGCTGTTTTCTCCGCTGCTATTAGAGTTGTACCCGAACCGAGAAAGGGGTCGACCACTATCCCCTCCGTCCATTGAATTACCTCTTCCAAAAGCTCCACGGGTTTCTGTGTAGGGTGTAGGTTGTTTCCAGTGCGGTCGTGTTGCACCACGTCCGTTGGTCTTTTGTTCGGCCATTTATGGTTTTTGCCTGCATAAAAAGCGCAGACCTCGGTTTGTCTTGCGTGTTCGTGTTCTAAGTCGCCCATAGACCAGTTATTTTTCACCCACGTTATTACGCTTTTTGGGTGCGGTATACTTCCTAAATTATCCCATCTACACCAAACGTATCGGGCAAAGTTTACTGGCCATGAGCACGCAGTGTGAAGGCATTTATCGTCCCCGTCATTTTCAATTACGCGATGCTTATCTTTTCTATGATTGCTCTGAAAAGCCATGCCGTAAGGGGGGTCTGTAACAAGTGAATCCGCCTTCTCTCCGTTCATTAGCTTCTCCACGTCCTCCGCTTTTGTAGAGTCCCCACAAAGCAAACGATGCTCCCCCAAGATATACAAGTCTCCGAGTTTGGTCTTCGGTTCTTCCGGTACTTCGGGTACTTCGTCGGGATCGGTGAGGCCTTCGGTCGGTTCTTCGTCCGGAGTCCAAACGTCAAGCCCCCATTCTTCTAACTCCACAGCATCCCATTCGTTCGCTAGAATATCCCAATCCCATTCCCCGAATCCGACGTTATCTTTTACAATAAACTCCTTCGCCTTGCTTTCTTCCCACGAAGCGACGTAAACAGGTGCCTCGGTCAATCCTGCGGCCTTGCAAGCCTTCAGGCGCATATTACCCCCGAGTACAATCATATCGGGGTTGACTAC